ATAGGCTCCTTAGCCACAACAATACCCGCAGCATGAATACCCGTCCCACGAATACGCCCACGTAGATTCCTAGCAAGATCCAAGACCTCCGGGAACTTCTGACGAAATTCCTGAGTGTTAGGAGACACCTCAAATTCTTCAAAAGTCTCTACAGCCTTCAGAGCCTTATTCACTTCATGCAAAGGGATCATGAATACGCGGGAGGCGTCACGAATAACGCCCTTGTCCTTGAAATACTGATAAGTAGAAATAGAAGCAACATTCTTAAACTTCTTACGCAAATATTCCTTAACCTCACCACGGCGAGTATCCTGAAAATCTGTATCAATATCGGGAAAGTCATTACGCTCTTCGTTAATAAAACGACCAAACAACAGATCGTATTTAATTGGATCTACTTCTGTAATACCAAGAAGGTAGCAGACTAAAGATCCCGCCGCAGACCCACGACCCGGACCAACCAGAATACCCTGAGACTTTGCCCATGTAATCATATCCTCAACAACGAGGAAGTAAGCAGAGAAGTCTTTCTTCTTAATTACTGACAACTCCATCTCAAGCCTATCATTATAGACACTATCATCAATGATACTCCGCTTGATCATGCCCTCCTGACACTTCTCTCGCAACTTATCATGAGCATTACGCTTAGGCACAGGCAGAAGATTCTTATTCTCTACATATTCATAATCACTAACTGAATCAGCAACGGCAAGGGTATTCTCATAAATGTCGGAACGATCTATGCCCTGTGCTTCAAGTTGCTCCTTGATGTTGGCTTTCTCTGCGAGATACACGTCGATATCCTGAAAACTAATCGGTCGATCAGGATAAAGATAGTTAATACGTTCAAAAAAATCCATTTTACGAGACTTTTCAAAATCTGCTTCCTTATTATAATTAGGCTTAGTTGAAAGAATAAGCAAAGCCTCTTCCACCCCGCGCTGGCTTTCCTTAGCAAAATGACAATCGGATGTCACAATCGGAGCAACATTATACTTATCAGCAAGTTTGAGTAATTCATGATTCAACGCTGCTGGATTATGCGGCTGAATTTCCATAAAGAAATTATTCTCAAAACGATTACTAAACCAACGAGTCAACTGCTCAGCACGATCAAAATTCTCTTTTTCAATAGCCTTAGAAATAAGACCATTCATACATCCAGAAAGAACCGTAATCCCATCTCCGTATTCATTCAAAACTTCTAGATCAATACGAGGCTTACGATAAAAACCTTCCGACCATGCCAATTCAGAAAGTTGCTGCAAATTTTTCAAACCCTGCTGATCACGCGCCAACAAGATTATATGATTAAATACTTGAGTGTTATCATCTCTTGCCTTAACGTCACGCTTATCAAAACGATCAGTCTCAGAAATGTATGCTTCTACACCAAGGATCGGCTTCATGCCCAGATCCTTCGCCGCTTTCTGCATCTCACGATGTGATGATAGAGTTCCATGATCTGTAACAGAAAGAGTAGTCTGACCAATATCCTTAGCAGCCTTAAGCAATTCTTCAGGAGAACAAAGACCATCCATAAGGCTGTAATGCGAATGTACGTGAAGATGTACAAAATCATTCATGCTCTGGGACACCATGCTCCTTATCTAGTTCCTTGTGTAGTGACTTCTTAATATTATTCAATGCCATTTTAAATAATGGTAACAGAAGAGCAATTACTAGTCCATCAAAAATCAATGTAAAAGTAAGTTCCGCTAAAATATGTGCTGGGTCAAGCGCGACATCTAAATACTCATGCCATAAAGAATTAATTTTATCTCCTTAAATAGGTGTGGGTGGGGACTCATACCTCCCCACCCACCTAATCTAGATTAGACTATTTACCATTCTTCGTCAGTTGAAACACCGGAAGAAGAGCCTCCACCATCAGAACCTAGATAGAAACCTTCTTGCTCTGCGTAAGGGATATCACGAACAGCAATCTTTTCCAGATCAAATAGTTCATGCTTCCCACTTGAGACATTACTCGTAATAAGCGGAGTAATAATGTATGAAGTTTCAGTAGACTGACCTGAACGCTTAAGACGCCACTGGATGTTAGTGATACTACCAGTCTCATTTGCATATTCAATAACAGAAGGTGTTGCTGACTTAGGACCAGAACCCTGAGACATAATAGCAACATAAGGATCTTCATTGCCATCATCAGCAAGAACATTAATATAAAGTCGGCTCTTACCCTTCCAGCCAGCCTTCATATCTTTACGATGCTGCTCGCAACCAAAGCACCGGCCCTGATCGTCCATGCTGCATAGAGCCTTGCGACGGTAATCCTTTGGATTAGTATGCTCTACGGCAAGGAAGCCTGCGCCATATTCTTTATTGTAAGTGGGGGAATCAGCATCAAGTTCCTGAAGAAACGTGATCTTAACGCTCTGGTTATCTGCCAACTTCAGCCAGCGACCCTTTTCGCCACCGCCACCAGAGGATGGACGGTCTAGGGTTGTATTTAGATCTTTTAGTCCACGAATAATACCCATTGTATACTCCTAATATATTGTAATGTGTTGGGCTGTAAGTTGCCCTGTTCTTATATTATACCATTTAAAAGGGGAAATGTGAAGAGTATTCTAGATGAGAAATTGCATTTTTTATGCACTTTGAGATTTCTTCATCAGTAAGATCCCCAGCATCTTTAGCCCCATGTGGATATACTTCTTTATCGCTAAAAGTTGCCCACATAATATCTTTGTTCTTTAAACTATTTGCAATAGCCATTCCTAGATCCCTGCCGGGACTGTGACCAGTACAGACTTTAGGATAACACTTCCTACAATTCTCTGCAACATAATCTTGCTTATTATCATTATCAGTCATAATAATAATTTTTGAGAAATACCTATTTAAGTTAGCAATATTATCTTTTGAAATATATCCACCAAGCGTCGCTACGACGTTGGGGAATCCAGCGCCATGAATTCTAATAGCATCGAAACTTGACTCGCAAACGACGACTGTACCGCCAAATTTTTTAGCGCGATGCAAGTTGAACATCGTTTTCGACCTTGGCAAGTTCCGTGAGTTCTTAAACTTCTTTTCACTTATTCCTCTTCCCACTAAGCCAACGGGTAAACCATCAGGACTATGAACAGGAACAATAATCATATCTTGCTTACCAGAATAACCTAACTCAAAATAATCAATTAATGATCCCTCAATACCGCGATTAAGCAAATACTCATAAGCAGCATAATTACTAGGCATCAATAATTCATCATGCATTTCTCTTAACTTCTTAGAAGAGAAAGCAACAAACTCCGGTTTTTCTTCTAGTAAAGAAGCAAGTTCATCTTCAAAATCTACCGCCGCATCAGTCTTGCAAGATTCCATGAACCTTAAAGCCTCAAAGGTATTACGATGAGACACTTCCTGAACCAAAGATAAGATATCTCCTGATACATCACATGAAGGATTAAAACAAAGATAAACACCTTTAGTGTGACTTACAGAAAACGAGGGGGTATGCTTATTCCCATGAAATGGGCACAAACAGAGAAAATCATTATATGTTTCTCCATAAATTTTCAGACCCAGCCCGTTTAAAATAGCACGAACATGGGTCTGACTATAAGTTTCTGTCAACATTAATTACCTATCTAGGAATAAAGTCTTGCCCGGAAAATCCTTCATACTGCTGAGATTTACTTCTACCTACATAAACAGCAAACATTGTGAGAGAGAAACCATACTGGTTCTTTTTCTCTATATAGGAAGTATTAAACTGTGGAGCCATATCCAGAACGGGTACATAACCTTTGTCCCGCATTTGCTGAACTATAGTTTTCTCATACATTTCTCTTGATTGAATGATTTTAGAATCATCTCCTATAACACCCGTGATGTTAAAATTATGGATTTTACGCATATTTAATTTTCTCCTGCAAAAATTATACCATTTATGCAGGTAAGGGATCATTGATCGTAAATTTCCGTTACAATTCCCCGATCAATATTCCAATCAAGGTAGAACCCAAAATCTGTTCCATGACGATTCTTACGACTAATTATTTCAATAATGTTAGTATCTGGCGTACGATGTACGGCAAAAGCCATGTCAGCATCATACTCAATAGCCTTAGACCAAGCAACCTGATTCAACATGGGGGGACTCTGATGATCTGAAACATCATCAGCGGTGGCAGCAGTAATATCAATTACAGGAAGATTGTTTCGTACCGCCATGAGTTTAAGTTCCCGCGAAATATTACGATTACGCTCAACTTCAGAATTAGACTTCTTCGTATCATTAAGCAACTGATGATAATCAACAATAACTAGATCAGGACGATGCTGATCAATCTTACCCTGAATAGTTGCAGGAGTAATATCAGTCATACCCTCGCTAGACACAACAATAAATCCCCGCTTGTCAGCAAACTTCTTCTTACCCCAAGCACTGAAATCATCAAGGTTCACAGTGCCCCGCGAAAAATCGCTTGCCCTAAACATGCCAGATCCAAGCATCGTGTAGATGCGATCACGCATATTTTCAGGAGCCATTTCCATAGACACAATCATAGGCTTAAACCCTTGCTCCCAAGCCTTGCAAGCAATGTAACCTGTAGCCCACGTCTTACCTTTACCGGGCCACCCAATAGCAACAATTAAATGTCCGGGAGCCATTCCTGTAGGGTAAGCAAAATCCAGAGCCGCAAAACCCGTCCTGATACCGGGTGCGCCACCCATAGCGTCTGACCGTTCACGCAATGCAATCATATGACGCTCAGCATCTTCAAAGTCTGTAAGGTCTAGATCATTTACAGTTCCAGTAAGTCTACTTAACTTAGCAACCTCAGCCTGAATATCACCAAGGACGCGGGAGGCAGCATTACTCTTAAGGCTTCCCCCAGCATTCATAAGCATGTTCTTAATCTTAGAATTAAGAAACTCATCCTTCAACTGATCAAGATAGTAACCTGTCTCAGCCTTAGATGCTTCCGGCTCAAAATTACCATAACGCTCTACAAGAACCTCAACGTCTGGTACAGCACCAAACTTATAGTAGTAAGACTTCAGCCCATCCCACCCATCACGGTGGGATGTAAAGAACTCATCAACATTATCTTTTAGAAGAGTAGAAATATCCTTATTTGTACATACAGCGGAAATGACCGCAGCCTCAGTGTTCACCATTAACCTCTTCCATCATCTGCTTAGTTTGCAACCTAATCTTAGCACGCCAAGCATTATCTTCGTCAACCTTTTTTAACATCTCATCTAATCGGTCAAAATTATAAAAAAACCAAGTCAACGAGTGTCCTTGGTTTGTAGTTTTGAAATAGTAATCAAGCAACTCTTTCGCTCGATCATATCCGATGCTTTCGATAACATCATTCATCGCCCACTTTTCTCTGTGCCGATTAACCGTTGGCTTCCGCTCATACTTGTTATCAAACAACCTAATGTAATAATTAATCAGAGCGTAACATAGTTTGCTATCATCTTTAGTCATCGCTTCAAATCTTTCTCAATCTCTTCCATCTTCTCCAATAACTTCTTCTCAACAAAGGAATACACACGATCCATCGCAGCATTCGTTGTTTCATTATTACGCAAAGAATCTTCTACACCAAGAGAAACACGAACACTCTCGTAGTTGCCAAGATTCCTGACATATTCAAGATTCACTCGCACACTAGTCATTTACCACTCCGGTTGCTTCCAGATGGGGACGAATTCCCCTTCTTCGCTCTTAGTATATAAGACCTTTTCATTTCTAAGCAAGGCTTCTAGTTCCGCTTTGCTGGGAAGATCACTAATCGTTGTCCGACCATCTTTTCGTGGACGGCCTCGATGAACAGTCTTAAAAAACTCATAAATTTCTCTTACATCGTCTTCGTTAAACATGTATTGAATTAGTTTATTAGTACCATCTAAAGAATACACCGCTTGAGGTTTTCTAATTTCTTCAGCACGAATATGTCTTTTCAAAGTATCGACGTGTCTATTTAACATTTTAGAAACTTGATTAGATGTGTAAGCACGTTGCCTACGTCTATATGCATCATTCAAAACGTAGGCAACGCGCTTATTTTGTGAAAAATCCCAAGCAACAATAAGATCTTCAGAACGGTGAGTTTCTAAGGTTTTGTGCAAACTACCATTTAAATAAAAGTAGTTCCACTTACGACCTTTGCTAACTTTTTTTCTTTTTTGTAAAGCCATTCTGTAAATCCATTCTTATCTGTTTTAAGCATCCATCTTTTACCACACATACTGCAAAAAAGTTCTAGGCGCAGTTCAGATGAAAAAACTCTATCAACAAATACTCGTCCCCGGCATTTCATGCAATGCATAATTATTCACCGGGAGTTGTAGTACCACTCTCGTCAAGGACTGGAGCGACAACTTCGACTGCAACATCTGCTGCCTGCCCCGCCTTGCCCAGCGGTACAAATGCTGTGAGAATCTGATCAAGATTTGTTCCGCTAAGTAGGTACTGGTAAAACAACTGTGATGATGCATATACTGCAGAGAATGACTGTAACAAATTAGGTACAGAATAATCTCCATTAAAATGCTGCCATGAAATTAGGACAGATGCTACTACTGAAATAGCAACTGCAATTGTATGGCGCAATCTTGAACTGAGGTTAATTGTCTTAAGCACTGATGTAAGAATTGTTACAATAATGCCAAGGCTGAGTCCACCTACTAGTAGTCCACCGTTCATTTTTTTCTCCTATGCTTGAAATACTTTACCGTCTACGACGCAAGTATAATCGTGTATCTGAATTAACTGGATATGTGGATAATCATTCACCACATGTGCTATGGCAAATCCTGCCTGCCAGTTCTTCTGAATGGAATAATCCATTTGGCTTTCATCGCAAAGATGACCAATCTCATATCCACGCAGTTCTTGACCAGACAAATTATATGTCTGGAAATATGCGCCCATTCGATGAGAATGACCGCGTACCAAAGACACGCCCCAATTATTTACATCGTTTCTGACAGATTCGCCAGAATGCTTTGAGATGGATTCTCCATGATGACCATAGATATCTCCGAACCTCTTAATGGGTGGTTCATGGTAATAATGCCACTGAAACCCATGCTTCTCATATTCATAAAGAACATTAGGATTCAGCAATTCTAAAAATTGTGGAGCCTTCTTTGAAAGATAATCTCCATGTCTTGTCCAGCCATGATTACCATCATGGAAATGCTTATCAGCCTTTGGAGCAAGTCTATTAATTTCTGCAAGAAAATCTCTTGTACCTGCTACTCCACCATCATTGACAGAAATAGACATTTCTAATGGCTTATCTGCTGCCCAACGTGAAGTAGAATCAGCATCATCAATATCACCTAAAAGGTCAACAGCGTCAGGCTTAAATGCCTTAAAAACTTTAAAAAATAGTTCTAACTTGCGAGGATCGTGGCGTGGGAAATGTACGTCCGAAACCATGATCCATTTAAGATCGTTAGTCATTTAATTCCTTTGCTTGATGAGCCTTATTATGTTGCTGGCGGGTACAGAGAAAGAGATTCTTTAATCTGTTATCTTGTTTATTTTCATTTATGTGATGAACAGTTTCCCATTCTTCTAATATTCTGTCAAGATGTGACTCTACGACAAGGCGGTGTTCATAGTACCAACCTTTGAAAGATTTAGGATGTTCAGGAATATTTATTAAAATATAACCATCATTATTTTTAACTGCTCTTTTACCCCACGATTTTACGGGGTTATACATTAATGACCTATTGCTATAAAGTGTAATGTAAAATGGTTTGTGTTTTGACTCCACTTACCACCAGAAGGCTGGGTAAGATAAAAAGTTACAGAGTCCTTACCTCCACTTACCGCACCAGTAATTGCACTTGTTCTAATTGTAACACCCGAAGTTGGTCCATCATATGTAGCAGTTACCACTGGTGTAGATTGAAAACTATTTCTAAACCCATAAGTATATTTTAAAGTTTGAGTATTCCAACCAGTCCACCCAGCAGTATACTGGATAATATTTGCTTCTAATCTCATAGACTTTATAGAAGAATCTAATTGTAATGGGGCTGACCAATTACTAAGAATATAATACTTATGTGCTGTTGCTTCTTGGGCTAATGCTTCTGATTGTGCTATAAAATTATTAATAGCCTCTACGTCAACAATTAGATTATTAGACATATAATGTTCCACCATCCTTATGCATAGATGCCTCTTTTGAACTTACAAGAAGAACATCTTTATATACAAAACCTAGATTTTTAAAAATGTCTGGATCTGTAACATGCATTTTTTTATAATCTGATATTAAGTATATCTTGTGGGTAGAGATGTCTCTAATCAAAGTACCATCTCTAAAACCGACTATACCAGAAATTTTAATATCTTTCATAGCATATTCTGTTGTATAAATTATTTTAAGATTCCAAGATTCCCGCGCTCTATCTGAAACAAAGCGGAACCTCTTGGAGCCTTTGACAAGAAAATATCCTTTTTCTGTCTGAGCAATCAAGCCGCCCGGAACGCGGGTATTAGACCTACGAACCTTTCTTCGAAGAAGCATTTGCTAATGCCCTTGAAAGTTCTTCAATGCGCTTGTCACGTCCCTGAATTTCCTGAGTTGCCTGTGCCTTTAACACAGCCATTTGCATTTCATAATTTGTAGTGACCTGACCAATACGGTTCTGAAGTTCCTGCACTACTAGTTCAAGTGTTGTTGGTTCAGCCTGTTGTGGCTGTTCCATAATCTGTTCTGACATTTTTAATCCTTTCGTGTCTTTTATAGTATAACAAAAATTTTATTTTATTGACCAATATTATGTCGATTGAATAATGAATCCCCAACCAATTTTATTAGTTGTAAGGATAGTCATGTCATAATATGTTCCCGCCCCGCCAAATTGCATGTTACCAAAAAAGTTATCTCCACGTAGATGATTTGCTCCTGTAACAGGAGGCACAGGGTTTAGATAAGACCCAACTCCCCCAAACTGCATACCCCCAAAAACGGTACCAGCAAATTCCCCCGATAAAGAAGTTGTGCCCGTATCATTATTGCCCATACTAACTCCACATAACTTGAACGACTAGATCTGAGCCAGCAGTTGTTGAACCTACTTGAGTTACCGCTACGGTTAAATAATCACCAGAAGCCACGCTTGAACCACTATTAAATCCAGATGAAATTAATCCAGAAGTTGTTGAACCTGAAGAAATAGATATTCCAGATGCAGTAAATATACTATTTTCTCCAGTAATGCCGTTCTTTCTAACATCTATAATCATAGCAGAGCCTGAAGGAGCAGTTCCCACACTTGCTCTAACTCCATTAATTGATCTTGTCCCGCCTGTATCATTATAGAATCTGTAATCCCAAGGACCGGCTGTTGAAACAGATCCCGTCACACTAAATGGAATTGTTTCATAGAAAAATTTATTATTAACATAATTTTGAGTTGCTACACCTGAACCAGAAATTGTTAAAGAACTAAAATTAGTTTGAGATGTTGATGTCGAATTTCCAGCATTTGTAGCATAAGCAACTGATGCAGTAGTAATTGAAACAGATGGATAATAATAAGATGCTGGTTGACCACCTAAACTTGCTGAATTACTAGCAGTTGAGATAGAACCTGATGATATTAGATAACCTTGATTATTTACATATGCTTGTGTAGCAACATTAGAACTTGAAATAGTTAATGTTGAAAAATTAGTTTGTGATGTTGTCAAAGAGTTACCTGCGTTTGTAGCATATACCACAGAAGCAGCGGTAATTGAAGATGCAGGATAATAATATGATCCCGGCTGTCCAGCCAAAGATGCCGAATTTAAAGCACTAGAAACTGATCCGGTTGCTACGCTGGAACCAAGATTCACAGTTCCGGTAAAACTTGGGTTATTGATTGGTGCTTTAAGTCCAATTAAAGAAGCAGTTGTAGTAGCAAAATTTGGATCATTTCCAAGTGCTGCAGCAAGTTCACTTAAAGTATCTAAAGTTGTCGGTGCAGAATTTACAAGATTAGTTATTTCTCCGCGAACAAAAGCAGTTGTAGCAATCTGTGTCGTATTTGTAGCAGATGGGGCAGTAGGTGCTAAAGGTGTTCCTGTAAAATTAGGTGAACTTATAGGAGCATAATATGATTGTGCTTGACCAGCAAAATTATTTGAATTATTTGCTGTTCCGCTTGACGCGGAGTATGAAACGCTGGCTGGAATTGGTGCTGCTCCAGCACTTGATGAATATAGGGAAGATCCTGAATTAATAGCATACGCCACTGATGCTGCATTAATTGATGATGCAGGGTAGTAGTAGGTTGATGCTTGACCACCCAAATTTATAGAATTATTTGCTGTTCCCGCTGATGCAGAATATGACACACTTGCGGGAATTGGAGCAGCCCCTGCTGATGCTGCATAAGAAACACTAGCAGGAATAGGCGCAGCGCCCGCACTTGAAGAATAAGTAGAAGATCCAGAATTTGTGGCATAAGTCACAGAACCAGAAGATGTAATAAAACCTTGATTTGTAACATAATTTTGAGTTGCTACCGATAACCCGCCAACACTTGCACCAGTAAAATTAGAACTTGCAAGCAAGGCGTAGGCAGATCCAGATATTCCATTTAGAGATGTTGCATTGCTGGTAGTACCGCCAACTGGAACATTTATAGTTACAGATCCGCCCGTAGCCGTCGCGGTAATGCCACCCGTAAAATTCATGTAAGAAGTTGATGATGAAACAGTTGTACCCTGATTAGCAGAAACTAGAAAAGATACAGATGACGCAGAAGATCCAACAGGTCCAACTGGACCCTGTACACCAACGCTACTTACAGTTACTTGATTAACTGTCTGCTGAATATTAATGTTGTCAGTCACGAATTAATAACTCCAGTATTCACCAAAAACCATCCTGTTAATAGCGTAGTTTTTACTCCCGTCGATGAAGTCAACTGTAACTGATACGCGGCCCTTGGAGTAATAAAAACACTTGTCTTAGCAGAAGTCAAATTAATATTTATTTGACCTGCTGAAGCAGTAAAAGTAATTCCATCTCCCGCCGCGCTGGGAGCGCCAGAAGCGGTAGCGCATAAAACCTTCCCACCCGGCTTATCTCTAACTTCCATGTATGCGGAAGCACCTGTTAGATTAATGGCAGAGCCGGAAGAATCAGTATATGTCAGGGCTAATTGAAAATTATCACCCTGAATTATATTATAATTAACTTCTTTCATTCAAATTCACCTAACTTATTATATCATTCATACTATTTCACTAACCATTGCTCTACATTGTCAGAAATGTCTTTTAGTTTAATCCAATTTGGATTTACTGGTTGACCTTTTCTTAAATAAAGTTTGCCCAATAGTCCTACTGGGGACCATTCTTTTCTTTGTTCCCTTGGAACATATTCCAAATTTGGATCAAAGTCCGGGTTCATCACAGGCTCTTTCATAGAAATTATTTCTGCATTTTCTGGTACAACTAAATTTTGAGGAACATTATTTACCTTACAAGTTTTTGTTTCTCCATCAACATCTACCCATTTATAATAATCAATATTTTCAAGAATTTCTCTACCAAAATCATCTGTTAAGTATTGATTCTTCCATTTATTCCATGCTGCATCTCCCAAAACAGATGGATTGGCAGAAATTATTCCAATAATATTACTAGAACTTGTTTGAGCAATAACAATTTTTTCTTCTAAAAGTTCTACCGAATACCCAACCCTATCTTCACCATTTGCATTTCCGTCATACCATTCAAACATTTCTGCATAGTCTGCATTACCAGTTATTGAGCCGTTATTTGTATAAGTTGCACCATCACCACGAACTCTAAAAACATTATTATTAGCATTATCACTAACATTTAGGTTTGATCTACACAAAATATGTGATGAACTAGTATCTCCCGCTTGAGCAAGCGTGGTTCTTATTATTGTTGATGCATATCCTGTTGGAATAACCTGTGCATAGATTACAACTCCGCTTCCTGTTGTATATGGATTCAATACCGTACCACCGCCAGAAGTAGCCATGTTTGTTGGACCAGAAAAATTTATAGTAGAAGTAGAAGTTAACCCTAGATAACCATTTTGTACAGTGACTCCAGTAAGGCCATTTGGAGAATCGAAACTTACAACACCATTGTCATAAGAACCTATCCATCCTGCAACATTACCATCTGGTCCATCAAATTGAATGGATGGGTTACCACGCATATAAAAATTTAAAGCAGTGCTTGGAGTTCTTGCATAAATTCTAAGATTTTGTTCAGAAGCAGTACCATTTTTATTAGGATAAATTCCATACCAACTATATGGTATAATTGTTCCATTATCATTATATAAACCAGTTCTGCTATATGCATAAGGAGATACTGGAGTGGGTCTAGCCTTATAGGATGTTTCAAAGGCAATCGTTGTACCACTAGCAGTTGGAACAGTTTGAGTAAATAAATAAGTTCCCGCGCTTCCAGAAGTTGAACTAATTGAATTTGAAGATATAGCCCATCCACCAATAGATCCAGACTGAGCATTTACAGTTCCAATTACAGAAGCACCAGTAGCATAAAGATTACCATTAGCATTAACAGTAAATTTTCCATTAGTACCAAAATTATCTGTTGCTCCCGCAAAAAATACATTATTTCCAGTACCTAAATACATTCCATAATAACTACCAGAGTTTGAAGCATAAAGATTATTTGTGTCTACCGTCCATCCACCAATGCTCCCTGAAGTTGCATTTATTACTCCAGTTACAGAAGCATTACCAGCAATTGAAACATTGTAGCCATCCCACCTAAAATAACTAGAAGCATTTCCAATATCAAAAGCGGGTACAATTTGTGTAATTCCCGGCAAGGAAATCGCCCTATATCCAATAAACCATCCAGCACTAGAAGAACCATAGTTTGGTTTACCAGCATAAACAGCGCCGCCCTGTAAAACTGTCATAGGTAATTGGATATTTCCACTTGCATCAAGATTCACCAATTGACCATTCATATTAACCAATTGACCATTCACACTAACCAATTGACCATTCACATTAATTATTTGATTATTTATATTGCCAATTGATTGATTAATGGATGTAATATTATTTTGTGTTGCATACCTTGCATCACCAGTTGTAGTAGTTAAAGCATTACCACCAGTAACATTAATTTGACCGGCAATCTGTAAACTATTACCATCCCATCTTACATAATTAGTATCATTTCCAATATCTAAAACAGGAACAATTTGTGTAGTTGTTTGAGTCTGACCAGTTATATTATTAAAATATCCGCCAAACGGCCCATAGGTTGCTCCAAACTCTCCGCCTTGGAAAGGGTATATTTGAGTTGAACTTGATTGAGTTTGACCAAAAATATTATTAATATAGCCGCCGAAAGTTCCATAATTTGCACCAAATTCGCCTTCTTGAAAATTATATGTTTTAGTTCCTTGAATTTGAGTAACATTAGGATTTTGACCAGAAATTGTTTGAACTTGAACGGTTTTATATCCCATAAACCATCCAGCACTTGATGATCCATACGTTGGTTTACCAGCATAAATAGCACCACCCTGAATAACAGTTGTAGGTGCAATAAACTGACCGGAAGCGTTTAATGTTTGAGTTCTATTATAAAGTTCAGATATGCTTGAAGAAACATTAATTTGACCATTTACAGTAAGAGTTGTTCCATCCCATGTTAATTGATTCCCAAGACTAAAGGCACCTGAACCATTGACATAAAAAGGAGTATTTGGATCATTGTAAGAAGCGGTAGTATTTGAGGTAATAGCAATTAGATTTTCTGAATCAGTTTTACTTACTTGGAATAAAAGTTTTTTATTACTACCGCCTTGAATTAGGAACTGTGTACCATTCCATTTAAAATAAGTTAAATCGTTACCAACTCTAAATTGATTACCTACGAACCACCAATTATATTTATTTAATCTTATTCCGGTATCTCCAGTGTGATACCAACTTTGTGTTGGCGCTCCCTCTGTTGGGTGGAAACCCATTGTTAATTCTTGAATTGATGCAACTACATTTGATGTTCCATATATACTAGAAACTGGATCTGCATAATAAATATTCCCATAAATATCTGTATAGCCTAAATATGTTGAAGTAGAACTTACAATTAAAGAACTTGCTGATAATGGAATAAATCCCGCAAAAGGTCCAGAATTTCCACCAAACATTCCATTATTAATGTAAATGGATTGTCCAGACGTATTATTTGTTAATACATATGATCCGGGAGGATATGGTACAGGTGTATTAATTATAAACTGTAAAGAATTTGGTACAGAAATAACTGATGCAGCCGTCAAACTTGTTGAATAATTAAGTCCAGCCAAGGCTCCAGTAAATCCCTCAAGTTGCAGCCTTAATCCCGTAGTAAAAGCATGTCCACTAGTATTAAATAAAATAGTTGTTGAAGATGTTGACACAACTGCATTCAATATATATGTACTCAACAATAACGGAGATACCGGATTTACAGATTCAACAATTCCAGAAATTTTACCTTTAATAGATAATTCTGAATAGTCTAAAGAATTAAAATTAGCAGTTGTTGAAACATTAGAATAAAGCGGAGATTTACTTAATGTGAAAGTTGTACTTGCTCCATAAGAAATATTTGAAACATAGGTACTAGGTCCAAAGGCCGTGCCAGTTACTTCTGACTGTATAGCAATAGACGATGCTGTTGTACTGTTTGGAACAATAAAATTATTTCCATTAAGATAACCAGTAATTTGTATAATGGCAGATGTACCTGTACCGGGAGTAAAAGTTAATTGACTTCCCAAACTAAAATTACCTTGCGAATCAGCGTAGAATGGCGTATCCATGCTTCCCTTATTGCCATAACCTATCCAAATTGCCGGTCCTGAAGTTGTCGTAGAGGAAGAATCTAACGCAATTCTAGTGCTTCCTGCACCTGTAGTAATTCTTGTATCAGATATTGACCAGCCGCCGATTTGACCATAATTTGCAGTAATACTTCCAGACACTGAAGCATTTGCCGCAGACATATAGCCTTCAGGAGTCACCCTAAACTTCCAATTACTTGAAGTTGGAACATAAAGGGCTGCGCCAACAATTGCTCCTGTAACTGTTTGCGTTCCAGTTAAAACAGAATCAGATATCAAAGGTCCGGCAAGGCTGGCTGCATTAGCATATACACTTCCACTATTTGTTACTGAAAATCTTGCACCCGTACCGTTTGAATCATTTGCTCCTGCAAAAAATGGTAAAGAGTTAGGGACAAGTCCAACATATGATCCCGGCTGGCCTGCATACAGGGAGTTGGGTGTTAAGGTAAATCCACCAATATTTGCAACACTAATAGTTGCTGCTCTTGCAATTAAACTACCAGTATTTGTTACTGAAAAATTTGCTTGGGCTGGATCTGGGTTACCCGCCCAAAAAGCGTACAAACCGCTACCTGAAACACCAACATATTCGCTTTGTGAAACAGATGAACTTAATTTATTATTTTGAATGGTGAAACCACCAATTGCACCCGCATTTGCATAAATGCTACCTCTAAATAATGCATCGCCAGTTGAAGAACTTATAAAAACTGTTTGAAGACCATTAGGATCATAAGCCTTCAACCCTGAAGAATTAATAAACATTGTTCCAGAAGGACCGCCGGGAAGATTAATTCCCCCGCCAGCGCCTGCGACAATTGCCGCAAAACCTGTCAAATTGGTTTGAACGGTACTATTATTGGTTATTAATCCATCTGCAGGTGTAGAAAAATTATAAGAATTAGACCAATCGCTGTATTCTCCATCAGAATTTTTACTTCTAACCTGAACAGTATACGCTGCACTTGGCTGCAAACCATTGATAATTCTAGATATTTGAGTCATTCTACGTCACCTGAATATAATATTCAATATCCATTGGTTGTGAATACTGTTTTGTAAATAATGGAGTAGTCGTGGTTGATGATATTGTTCTGCTTGTTAGTTGAGAATCAGAAGTTAAACTATTTGCAGAAACAAGTTTGAGATGATCTAGAGCAATTGATCCAGAAGAACCATTAAATACAATTGAAGCATTCATAATTGGATCTATTATATTAGATTTTGTTAACATAGGAATATTAATAGAATAAAAATTACTTGCTGTAATATTTGTTATATTAGTAACAGACGAGGACCATGTATTTTGGGGGATAGAACTGTCTCCAAAAATAATAGAAATAGAACCAGAGGAAAATGTAGACAAGGAATAGTACAAAAGGCTGAGGGAATCACTATCGGACCATAACGATGAATCAAAGTACATATTGTTTATAGATGCTGTGTTGTTGAATGGTAAAACAATGCAGCCCGCGCCAGACCTTGAAACTGAATTAAAATTAGTTGCTCGATTCGTTCCAATATACCAACTTGAAGATCCACTTGAAGATTCTGCAAAATTGCTTATTTTATAATTATTATAATAACTTTGAAGGTCTACTTTTGCCGGGAAAACCCCTATCTCATAAACATTAAATGTTGCTGCCGGATCAAGCGTTGTCTTTAAAACAATTTGATTACTTCCAGAAATATTACGATAAGACTTAAATGTTGTTGGATATCTGGCTAGTTCATATTGAAGTGTTTGGGTTGCTGAACTTGTAGGAACACTACTTAATGCTCCAACTGCTATCGTGCCAGCCCAATCTCTACCATTTCCCGTCAAATATGCATTAATTGCCGCATAGCCATTAGCAGTAATCATATTATCAGATTCTGCAATAATTCTTCCATTGGAACTTATAATATATTTACCTTTTATCATTGTTTCACAATCCTTAATTCATAATCAACATCTGAACTCTCTGAATTAAATGACAAAGAAACTGCATATGTTGCAATACCATCTCCAGAAGAAATCTGTGGTTCTTGAGTTATTGATAAAACAGAAATATCGCTAGGAGGTATCAAATTATTTTTTTCTTCCTGTGTATGAACACCTTCCGTTGGACCACCCGGAACCGCATTAGTTCCATTATATTGAGAATCATCCATAAACAAATCAAAATTTTCATTTATCATTTCATAAAAAATAAAATCATTTTGAGGATTATCTGAATCAGATTCTTCAAATACTGCAACGATTTCACCATATTGAGTATCCATATCTTGAGGTGAACTTGAACTTGCTGGAGGCGTTGATGCTGGTGCTTGTGGTACTGATGCAGGAGCATGTGGATTAACCTGACTTGGTTGTGGCGTATGAGTCGTCGGGTTGTGGGCTGGAGGATTATGCCTATTAACGCTTGGAGAATTACCAGCATGTGGCCTAGTCCTACCGCGTGCAGGAAGATCAAAAACTACGTTAGGATGCGTTTTCTTAAAGGCGGCATTATTCCTTGAATCATCAACGTGTAAATGAACTATACGCTGATGATGATTTATTCTTCTATTTGCGTGATTTCCACTACTGGGGGGTGTATACAACTAGACTCCATTAAATGCATTATATGTTTAAATTATACTCTGAATTGCGATATAGATAAAATTACTGGGGTAAATAAAACATAGGTTTTAAAACTAAGGATGTATTCAAACCTTCATTATATGTTTGAGTGACAGATTTTACAAAAAATATTTTTTTGTAATTTAAACTATCTGCATTTTCTGGATCAAAACCTATTTTTTTAACTGAAAAAATTAATTGACAATAATCCCCAATTTGGATTAAAGGATTACCAAAAATTGTTACATTCAAATCTGAATTAAAACAGTTGCACAAAATTGATAATTTTTCCATTAATCTCTCTGCATCCAACCTTGACTGAATCCAAGACGAGTCGAGTTGTATATTGTTTGATATCATTGTTGGATCAATGATCTTATCTATTTGTATAGGATCACTCAAAGCACTAACGGTACCAGATATTTCTAGTGGCTCAATGGTGCCTTGATTAACTTTTTTATCTGCGGTTGCTAAAAATACTATTTGGTTGTCACTATTTGACACAGCAAATTTTGCTCTAAAGGGTGTTGCCAAGAGTCGGGATTTTCTAATGCTTGTTGAAGATGTATATTGTAAAGTTGCATAAAGATTAGTTGAAGTACTTTTAGGATCATAGCCAGAAAAATCTAAATACATTTTTTTAGGTCTAGCGGGAGAAGTGCTAAAAGTTTCATTGTCATAAAAATATACTCCAGTTAAAATATTTGGCCCCCAATAGTAATAAGGCGGTTCGGAGTTTGGAGCATTTCTTACTAAAAGATTCAAAAATCTTTCTGTTTCCCAATGCCATTTGTATCTTGCACCTAATATAGCATACCCATAATCCCCCCACCATCTACATGCATACAACTCTGTAAAATGAATAGTTTTAGTAAATTCTGATGGTTGACTAGAGTTTGAATGTTTTGCTAAATTTTTTGCATATACGCCAAAATCTTTTTTAGGAACTGCACCTGCAACAGAGCCTTTAGTGCCTATTGCATAAGGTCCATACCTTACATTATCTACATAAAATGTAACATATGAATAACTCATTTTATTATTTGAATCAGGTTGTGAAGGATAGGAATAATTAGGACTATTAGTAAAAATAACACTAAACCTATGAGATCTTCCATCAAAAACATTTTTAACATTTAAATGAGGAATAATTTCTCCACCATTTATTCCTTTAGAAGATATTTTTCTTAAAACATAAGAACAATATTCATTATCAGTTTTTATATAAGATTTGCCTTCACTATTATAAATACTAAACATAAGTTTTCCATAATTAGTATCTATCTGAATTCCAAGTTCCAATTGCTGTTTATCGTTTATTTGATTCCATTTAAAAGAAGAAAAATCAGGTGCTGCAAACACTGTAGTAAAGTAATTAAAGGTAGAGGCCGATGTAGGAGTTGACATGTCTCCTACATCGGAAGAACTCTTTGGAGATATGTATATTGGATATGTTGTTGAATTTTTTTGTTTTTTAAGAATAAATGTTGCAATATTTTTATCAAAAATAATTGTTGAAGTTTGATTGCTGGGCGTAAGACTTGTTACATTTACAGAAGATGTAATCACATTTTTATTAAAATAATTAGAAGAATTATAATATGAAGCAGGCGTTGCAACATCATCGTACAAAAAATGATTCCTGATGCTAGTGCCTTTTAATCCCCGACTTACCCCCATTACTTTACCTGTAAATTGATACCTAATCTGATTAATTCTATTATCTAAATTTTGCATTTCATCTATTGTAATTGCAATATCTTGTTGATCACTAATCATTACATTAGTTCCAGTACTATAATTAGGAATAACAGTTGTTTGATCAAAACCAAGGAGGGGGAAAAATCTATACTCTAAACCCTCCCATTTTATTAACTCTCCATTTAAAAATGCATAATCTTTCGTATTAATCATGAATGTTGGTGTAGAGTTCGCCGTTCCTAAATTAACATAATCTGGTTTTATATAAAAATTATTATCATTATACTTTATAGATCTATTAGATAAACTTTTAATTACTGCAGATGGATTTGCTTTCCATAAAGAATCTACAACTTCTTCTTTATTTGCCATACCATTAACATTTTGTTGATCTTTAAAATTCCTATTTGGAATTCTATAATTTATTGTAATTTTTCCAATATTGCTAGTATTTGATTCAGAAAAAGTATCTTTTAATATATTAGAAATATATAATATTCGAATATCTGAACTATTTGTTATAGCGATTGGTATATCGGTTACAGCAAAATTAGGTGTCAATGTTTTATCATTAAAAGAATAAATTATTTTATCTATATCCACAAATCTTAAAATACCATACTCATCAAAGGTCGCTCCTATTTGATGAGCGACAAAGAGGGATTGCAAAGTTTCAACAACTGTTTGCTTAGACCTGTCTGTCCAAAAATGAGAAATATTAATATTCCTATTTTTTAAAACCTGCATCAATCCATCATAATCATAATCACTAAATCCAACAGAATCTAATAAATTTGTTATTGTACGAGACAAGGATTCGCCGTCGCTAGAATAATCAATAGTTTGTAAAGACATTAATTGATTTTTTATTCCATCGAATAACACTAATTCTACTTCACTTGTTGAATTCATATTCCATTGATCTGTATACATAGTAAAAAAAGGAATAATATCTGTAAAATCATTATTAGGAGATTTTAAAAATCCTGTTATTTTCACATTTTTTTTCAACAAATTATAAAAAGTTGAACTTTCAGAAAATGCATCAAATATTGTATGAGGGAAAGAATTTTTATAAACCGGAATATTGTTTAATGTTAAGTTTGCAGTGTTTGAATTAATATAACCAATAGGGAATCCTGCTGTAGATTCAGCATTATCTAAAGTTTTATCAACAGTAATCCCTTGAACTAAATTGCTAATATCAACTTCAAGCCTTGGGGATATTTCTACAATATGCGCTCTTAAATTCTTATATTCAATTTTAGATTTAGCATCATTTATATAAGTATTTGATAATCCACCAACTGTCAAAATTATTCCAGTAACACTACCTGTTACATTTAATAATACTCCAGAATCACTAATTTTTGCAGGATATGTTTGAGTCTCTGGACGAGTTGTACTCCAAGCATTATTATCATAATAGAGATCAAGAATTCCATGTGAGTCAAACGCCCCGGCGCTGAAAGGTATGACTGTCGATGCTCCGCCAGTTTGTAGAAGCGTTATATTTCCACTTGCAGTTGTTAAATCTGAGTAAAGATTTATTCCCTTAACAACAATTTTATTTATAGACATCATATCATTATATTGCGCTCTAATTGAAAAGTTAGTATTTGAATTTTTTAAATCAGGACTAACATAATACCTAAAATTATTATTTAATGTTGAATCAAACATTTGTTTATAAGGGGCTATTTGTCCAAAAAGAAAATCTGGATTCAGAGTGGCAAAAGATACCGGCTTGGATGATGCAGTATTTATTTTTGAATCTTTATTTATTAATAAATCATTGTTATTTATATAAGGATGTAAAAGTGATTCTCCCGGCCTAAAGGGATTAAAGCAAGACTCTATTGGATAATATGATGTGGAATAAAAATTCCAACTATCTATTAAAAAAATTTCAGGTCTATACAACAAAACTTGTGCCCCGTCGTATGAAGAATTAACATCTATAAAAAGTTGAATGTTATCAAAAATTTCATTTGAACCAAAAAACATTTCAACTTTTTTATATTTTAATGAATCTAAATCAATTTTAGAATTTATAAAATCTGGATCAGAAAAATCAGTATCATAAATTTTTACAAATTGTTGTGTTGTTTCAATTAAATTACCATTGTTAGTAAGTTTTATTTTAGGTATTATGTCTATTTTTGTAGAATGTATTGCTGGAGCATGAACATATTTTGAAATGTTAGAAAGATCATCTGTATAAGTAAAAAATTTAGCCCAACTTTTTTCAGTTTTCCAATTATTTATATTAAAGGAAACTGACCTTACTTTTTGACTTGAAGAAACAAGGCTCGCAGTAAATACATGTGATGAATTACTTGAAACTATTTGCCAAACCGTTTTATTTAAAAATGAAAACTTAATATTATCATTATAAATGATAAACTTCTCCCCATTTTTAATACCGGCATAATTTTCAAAGGTTAGACTTGCAGTGGTTGGGGTAACGGTATTATCAAAAGTTTTTACTTTTATTTCTTTTAAAGAAAAAGTAGTGATATATGGTAAAAATGAAGAAGCAGTTCCTCTATAAATATTATATGCATTAGCACTATAATCATTAGTATTGAATTCCAGTGCTACTGATGTTGCTGCAGGTGACATAACAACAGGTACAACATTTAAACCATCGACATCATTGTATATGCTTTTGCCATTGTTACCTACAGGATTAATCCTATAATATAAGGCTTTACCCGATCCTGCTACATCTGGATATGCAGTAATTGCATTTTTATCAATTGTTTTCAAAGTCGGGTAGGAGCCAGCCTGATCTGCCTTAACATAAAAAACCATTTTATAATAAGAATTATTTTTTGGGGTAACAGAAATACTGGGACTAGAAAGAGTTGCTTTTTTAGAAGGAATATAAAAATTTATAGCCGATGCAGCCGTATCAAAATCGGAAATAAAACTTGACAGCGTATCAGTAAGTGGTATCGCAGCATTACTTGTTACCCAGTTAGCAGGATTACTCAAAGTTGGCGAAGATATTGGACCATCTGACGTTGGTGTTACAACATAAGGCTTTGATATTGAATTATAATTCCATTCAGCATAAACTATCGGAGCAATAACAATAGAGTTAAGTCCCGCAAACGCTGTCTCCGAATTTCCTGATAATTGAAGCATTATATCTCCGTAAATTCTATGTTCATATCAACAAAATCGGTAAGCGCATACCTATGAGTTACATTATAACTAAAATTTGTAATAAACGCTTTAATAATATCAGAAGTAATCGCAGGTCCAACAAAACCGGGATAAATCTGATTAAGATTTTTAGATTTAGAATTAGTTGAAACAATTGTCCCTGAACCATAATAGCCGTAACTACTTCCAGAATAAGAAGAATTACTTGCTGAAATAATATTCTGTCCAGATGCCCCTGTAACAATCCAACCATTATTTATATTATTATATATACCAGAAAAACCTTTACTATTATTTATATTAATACTTGCTCCTACTGAAATAAAATCATTATTATCAACATTTAATGTGACTATGCTACCGCTCTGAACATAAGAATTAATGTTAAAATCTGCAGAAACATTAGGACTAGAGCCAAAAATATATGTTATTTTATTGTTTGAAGCAGAAGAAATTTTCCAAGTACCATTAAATATTTGATCTATTCCAGTTACATAAATATAAGGGCTTGTATTTATATTTAAATTATGAGGAACTGAAGTTGTTAAAGTAGCAGTTGCTGTTCCATTAGAAAAATTAGTAAAACTTGCATTAGATATATAAAATTGATAAGCAGCAGAAGCCGGTAAAGACTGTGTTGGAAAATAAGTAAAATTAGCAGCAGAAGCATTAGGCGGATCATTAACTCCAGATTTTAAATAACTACTAACTGCATTCTGTCCAGCAAACGCCCAATTTTCTTGAGCATACGTCATCTTAATCCAAACTGGTTTAAAGATATTTTCCTCATAAAAAGATTTAAGCCACGCCGCTCCAAGATTGCCGTCTGCCGTAAAATTTCTTCCACCAGCAGCAGGAACTGTTTGCCAACTAACTGAAATTTTTTTCTTATTAGCAGTTACAAACTTACGCATAGTACCATCAGCCATACGATTAGAATCCTCAATAACATCATAAGAAATCTCTAACGCTTGCCTATTATGATCCGTCAAACTATACGCAATCGGATTTGAATTTGAAATCTCAGGATCACTAGTAAAAATTTGAATAACTGGTATAAAACTCATTATGCGCCTATTCGCCTATTTGAAAAATTTGCTCGTTCTTTTTTCTTAATTGTATCAATAACAACTTTTGCAACATCGTTAGGGTCAAGGTCCGACCCAGAAAGGTTTACATTAACATTATACTGTATATTGTTAACTGAAGAGTTTGAGCCTTCCGACTGATTCGGAACAACGCGAACATTACTTGAAGGCGTATCAAACTTTTTACTAGTTACACTCTTAAGATTACCAAGGTTGCCTGATATATACTTAGGAATAACACCATCTGCAAATTTACCAATGACGCCGCCTTTTGCATATCCCTTTATTGATCCACCATTTGAATACTTGCCTTCATTAATGGAATCCATGAAACCTACACCATACTTACTAACGGCACTTGAATTAACCACATATTCTCCATTAGACAACATGGCTGGGATATAATCAACATTATTTTGTGGAGTACCACCCTTTGAATAATAATTACTGCTAAGGAATGAATATCCAAAAGTTCCAGCATTTTTAAAATCAGTTAAAACATTATCCCAGAAAGTTGGCTTAGGAGCAGCGACTGGCTTTGGTTTAGGTGCCGCAGGCGGCTTAGGTGCCGCAGGCGGCTTAGGTGCCGCAGGCGTGGGTGGTTTAGGTGTAGGGGTTGATGGAGTTGGAGGCTTAGGAGTAGTGGGCGTAGGTTTAGGCTTAGGCTTAGGCTGTGAAACAACATCTGTCCAATTTTGTCCCGTTGCTTTTTTATAAACATAAGGAAATTCATTTCTATAATATTTAATTCGTGCCGCTCTAGGGTCTTTAGGATCAGGAACAATATCATGCAAGAAACCCCAAGGTTTAGTATTCTTCATCCAGTTATTTGTATATGAATGCATAACTTTGCCCTGATATGCTCCATCATAAAGTTTATTTGTATTAATTTTACTAGGCGTAAAATATTGACTTGGTATTTGGAAAAGACCTGCTTTAAATGTTCTATTTTGCGTAAGTCCAGTACGAGGATTTCTTAATGCCTCATTACCTCCAGATTCTTCCATTGCTACAGACCATGCAGTTAATAAACCCGCTTTAGTAAATCCTGCTTTCTTTAAAATTTTAACAAGGTCCGTATTTTTTATGATATGAGGGTTATCACCACCATCTTCATAAAAATCTTTTCCAGTTGCTTTTTTATAAATTCCGGGGAAAATCTTTTCCATTTTTTTATAAGTTGATACTCTAGGATCATTAGTATTCATTACAACATCATGCAAGAATCCCCAAGGTCCGGTGTTAGTCATCCAATTCTTTGTATATGAATGCATAAGTTTTGATTGATATTTAGCATCATATATTTTATTTACATTTGCATTCATTGAAGTAAATAAATTACTAGGTATAGCAAAAATGCCTGCCTTATACCTATTTCGATCAACACCAACAGGTGAAGGTGTTTTCTTTTTTTCATCTCCACCAGAAACTGTTTCTGCTACTGACCAAGCAAGCATTAATTGAATTTTATTTTTAAAATCTTTCATTAATATTTTTGCAAGGTCTACTTGTCCAATGATATGTGATGGTGTCATTGCTCCGGGGCCACTATTTTCACTTGCAGGTGCTACTGATGGTTTAACAGCATTAGTGCTAACACCGCCGGGGCTTCCTACAGCAAACTTTTTAGCATTGATAGAATTCATAAAACCAGTACCATAATGATTAACAGAATCTGATTTTACTACATATTCACCATTAGACAATCTAGCAGGAATAGAATCGCTAGTACCTGTGCCCGGTCCTGACACTTTACCGCCAGATGCAAAATTAATTTGTCCCTTCATAGGAATAACCATGTTTTTGATTTGATTTACAATCTCTGTTAATGAATTACTTGCAGAAGAACTAGGAGGCATAGATGAAGGTGTAGATGCAGGCTGTTGACCGCCTGCACCACCAGCACGATCAGCACCGCCACGACCTGAACCAGCGCCGGTAGAATCAGTAATAACTCTTTTTGCAACTACAAAATTACTCCAAGGGATGCCATCAATAACAGTTCCTCTGCGGGGACTTGATGCCTCAAAAATTTTACCCCCACCCACATACATACCGACATGATTTATAGGATTATTATTAAGACCAAATCGGCTCTGGAAAAAAAGCAAATCGCCTTTCTGTAAACTATTTCTTGGTACCTCTTGAGATAGTCCATTCGCTTGATTCAAAGATAGTTGTCGATCTGGTAGATCAATACCAAATTGCTTATACAACCATGCAACAGAAGTGGCACAACCCCAACCATTTTGAGGACTGGGAGGCTTCATTCCAGTTCCATAGCCAACCCCATCTTTTTCATATTTATAGGGAACATAATCTTTACCCTTAGCAAATTGCTTTGAATAATCTGCTACCTGACCACCATTAGCAAATTTATGAATAAATCCACCTGCTGCATAATGTCCATTATTAACAGCATCTAAAAATCCAGTACCATATTTATCAACAGATGATGCTCTAACAACATATTCACCGTGAGAAAGCATAGCGGGAATAGAATCAGAAGTTTTAGTCCCCGGTCCATAAATTGGACCACCCTGAGCAAGGGGGGCCGGTAATGGTTTATTATTAGGACCAACCAAAGATGGGGAAGAACCAGCCTGACCCAATGTTAGGGTAGAAGTACTACCATCTGAAACCCATTTTGCAACGCCGCCGCCTAAGTTAATAACTCCATTTTGAATACCAAGAGAAGTAATTGTACCAGTAGAATTAAATTTAACTCCACCAGCAGCCATCCACGCCTTCGCAGCGTCAAACGACGGTTTAAGGTTCGCTTCAACCTGTGAGGGTAAAGTTCCAGTATCTTTTGCAAGTTGATCAATAGTTTTCTTATGTGCCCTAATAAAATCTGCAAATTTTTCTCCCTTTATCGCCGGACTTTGCATATATTTATCAATGGCACTAACTTGAAGAATAATGTCTGCAGAATTCTTAGCAGCAGTGGCAGCAGCAGATGCTGCAAGTTTATTATTTCGATCAATTGAGTCTTGATATCCTTGTTGCTGAGCATCAAAAGTCTCTCGCTGTTTTTGCATCATAGCGTCAAATTTATCTTGATTTTTCTGCATAGCATCACTAAGATTATTAGCAGCAGTTGTTGCTTTATCAATTTTACTTTGATCTTTAGCGTCTGCTTCTTCTTTAGCCTTAAGATCTGCTTGACGGTTAAGTTCATCATTATATTGACTTTGAGCAAGTGCCAAACCAAGAAGGTCACCAGAATTTCTTGCTCTTGAAATATCGTTTTCAAGATTTTTTAATGTAAGATCCTGCTGTGCTTGTTGCTGCTTTTTGTCATAAAGTTTTTGACGAGCATCCATTTCTTTACGAATAGAATCAATATACTTATTCTTAGCCTTAATTTCATCCTGAATACGTTTTTGAGATTCAGTAAATGCTTTCTGTTCATCTTTTTGTGTTTTAGCAAAAGTTTTAGCATTTTGTTTAGCAAGTTCTTGTTGCTGAGCATTCTTAGCAGCATAATCAACAGATGTACCAGTAGACTCTTTACTAATAAAAACATCTCTTGCATTTTGATATGTTAACTGATCTTGAGCATTTGTAAGTAACTTACCGCTTCTATCTTGACTAATTGCTTTTAATTGACCCGTTGTCAACGAAAGACCTTGAGCCATTAAATTCAAACCAGACATAAAATTACCAACAGAAGCATCAGTACCCTGCAAACTCGTTAAAAGTTGCTTAAATCCATCAGGCATTTGAGAAACAATTTGATTTAATGCTTGAAAGCCAGTATTTGTAACACTTGCAAAAGAATCTCCATTAATCTTATTTCCATCAACTCCGCCAGCACCAACGGCACCAGTCAAATAGTCTGGAAGATTTTTTAGAAAATCTTTAAATTGTGTTGGGTTTAAAGAACCTATTGCTTGAGATAATGGTTGAACAGTTTCAGAATTAAATTTATTTAAAACATTCTGAACACCTGTTAATACTTTCTGTGTTCCATCAGAACCAAGATTTTTATTTAATTCTCCAAGACCCAGAACAAATTTATTTAATTTATCTGTTGCTTGCTGAATCGTATCTCCAGCCAGAACACCGGCTGCCTTTGAGACATTGGATATTGAAGAATCACTACTAGTTAAAAGATCATTACCAGTTTTCTTACCGCTAACCGCATCATCAATTGTTTGTTGCGTAATAGAAGTAAGATCTGATAATTTAAAATCAGATGGAAGTTTTATAAAATTACTTTGAATTTGTTCCATCGTAAACTTAATAGCATTGTTGCTTATATCCTGAGCGCCGGGAGCAAGAGAATTTCTTCCATACGTTTTAAATCCTGCATAAAATTCAGGATTACTTCTAGGAGCATAAGTTTTATTTTGAGAAATAATATCGTCTAAAGCGCGAGATTGAAGATTTATTCCAGACTTAGCATATTCAATAAATTGTTTACTAACTTGATCTAAAGCATTTTGAGTTGTTATAAAACTTAATCCTGCAGCCTTTGCATTTGCTAAAAGATCCACTTTAGCCTGATCTGTAGTTCCACCTGCTGCAATTGTTGCACGATACTGACTTTGCAACATTTTTACTTGATCTGCTGGAGCAGCAGCAGATAAAGTTTTTAAATAATTCTTAGTTGCAGAATCGGAAGAATTTTTTAGAGCATCAGATAATTGATCAATTGCTGTTCTAAGAGCAGTAGCGTTTGAAGTGGCATCGTTAAAATTAATATCCGCAACTGTTTTAACGTGCAAACCAAACATTTGCATAGCATCCGAACTCATCTTAAACTGAGCCGCGAGGCCAGACATTGAATCTCTCGTTTCTTGAAGATATACATCAAGTTTTCTTTGCGCTTCTTGTTGCGCCCCCTGAATACCTCCATATATTGCGCCACCCGCTACACCTGCAAGCATTCCATAAGGACCAAGCATCGAACCCATGCTCATGCCTGTTGCAGCGCCACCCAGCGCACCGGACATTAGATTTTGATTTCCACCATTAGACTCAGCCATATTCGATGAAACAACAGACATAGCGCCAGAAAGCATCTGAGCGCCAATCATCATGCCCATCGACCCGCCAGTCATCCTGCTTAACCTATCTCTTAAACGACCCATTCTTGAATTTGGTCGCGCCTCTTCTTCTGGTTGATTTGGAGCAAGCATGGATATATCTGTAATACCGGCACGCTGTGCAGCAATCTCAAGGTTTGCTTGTGATCTTGCTGCAGCGGCTCTGGATCGGCTTGTTCTTGTTTGTTGGTTTTGAACATCTGCATCAGCATTATTTTGTGCAGCGCGTGCCTCTCTTAATCTATTCCGAGCCTCAGCCCTTTCTTGAGCGGTAGCAGAAGAATCTCTTATTATTTCATCATTAACCTGTTTAGCAATCTGCAACTCTTGTTGTGCTGCTGCCCTTCTTTGTTTTAATACTTCTAATTCTGCTTCATTTGTTTCATGAGCAGCCTGCAAAACTTCATTAGCATTAAAAGCATTCCTAGCAACAGTTACCTTAAATTCTTGCATATCGCTAGAACCACCTCCAGCAAGGGACAAGAAGCCTCCGCGATTAAATTTCTTTGCATTAATGGAATCAAGAACACTGGTACCAACTTTACTAGTTGCCGCCGCATTTATAACATATGAATGTTCTGGAAGCATCATTGGGATTAAATCATCTTTAGGACCACCGGGGCCAACAATTTTACCGCCCATAGCAAATTTACCAGCATTAAGGTTATCCATAAATCCTTTACCGTAATGCTTAACAACATCAGGACTAAAAAGGTATTCACCATTTGAAACCATTGCTGGGATACCACCATCAGCAAGTCCGATAACGCCACCGTTTGCTCTAGCAGCATACCTCCAATTCTTTCCAGTAACTGAAGTTTTCAAATGTTCAATATTTTTCAATAAATCCTGATATTTTTCTCTTGAAACATTTTCACCTGAAGGAATAGTTTCGTGTGGAAAAATTGAATTTATAAATTCTGCAGTTGAAGAAAACTCGCCAGTTCTTCCTTGATGTATTTTTGGAATATTAGATCTTCCTCTTATATCACCAAGTTTTGTGTCAAGATCTTGGGCTATTCTTTTAAACTCTTCACTACCATAATAATCAACCATGTCTGATCCGCTGGTTTTATTTATCCAACCTTCATTGCCAATACCAAAGAACGGGTACCATTTACCGGGAGCGACATCTTTCTTCCCGCCCAAACCAGTGGATTGATAGAATGGAACTTTCTGTCCACCTACATCCACAACAACCATATTTCTTTCATTCATGCTAACAATTGGAGCGATACCGACATTTTTCTTTATATCAAAAACTGGTTTTGCTTTCCATCCCGG